CCCGCGGTTACTCATGTTGACTCACATTTATTTCATTGTTTCTGTCGTGTATAATGTGATTCCTATTCTCCTCCGCGCCCATGTTTTTGCAGCGTGTACTGTAAGTCTTTGGGTTGCGCAGGGTTATAGGGGTGCTGAGTTGTTACAACTGGCAACTCGGTCCGTGCATTTGTTTGCACGTGGTTTACAGCTGGTGCGCGAGTCTTCTCTGCATACGATCTTGTATGTGTGGTCAGGAATGTCACTGGGTTTGCTGGTGACGTGGACCATATGCGCACGTTGGATACGTGGAACCTCTAGAAGTATGGCCGATGCGGACACTAGTACGTTGGATTTGGATCCCTCGGGATCTGATCCTCGGGAATTGGCTCGTTGTAGTCAGGCTATTGTCCGGTTGGTTGGCGGGGTATGCCGTGCCCAACTGGGAATGGGTAGAGAAGCCCACCCCAGTGACCGCGCAACGCGCGAAGTTGTACAAAAGACGTGTTGGGGTTTACTTCGGGACAAGCAGTATTGTCCGGATCTGCGTATGGCAGATGCAGTAGCACTCCTACCATATTGTGTTACAACTGCATTTCAGCCGACTCGGGCTGAGATCGACGCGCTTCGTCTAGAAACATCTTACGGTTATACTCGAAATCGGTCAGAGTATATCGGAGAATGGCGCGAGCCCGTTATACCACGTCGGTGGTATCAACGGTTGTGGCTCCTTGTCGCTCGCGTGTTTGGTTGCGGCACTAGCAGGGTTTACCTCCCTGCAGTGTCACAACCAAATTTCTAGGACGCCAAGTGAGGGGTAAGGTGATATGTGTCACTTCGCAACTGACGCATCCCAACGTTCACCTGGCCCTCACTTGGCGGAAACCAACACGACCTCGGTTTATTGGTGTTATCAAAGGTCTTGTTGGTGTTGCGAGATACTGTTGCTTTAGTGACAGTATCGATAACGCCTACACCGCAATTTTAGAACGTGTGTTCTACCACGCAGTACCGGAGGGTTTTGCTCCTCCCCGTGTACCAGACGTGGAACAGGTTACCCAAGCCCTATCCGGATTTCGTGCCTCGTTTATTAAATGCATAACCACGACCGTCCCGGTGCCTCTCCAGGTATACCCTGAGAGGAACTATCGGGGCCGCAAGTTGCGCCTTTATCAGAGAGCACGAGATAACGTGTTGGGTAGGACCTACGGGCGGGATTTCGGTAAACTTAAAAGTTTCATCAAGCATGAGAAGTGTTTGGAGAAACCTAAGCGTACTGTTCCCCGCGTGATACAACCCCGTAGTCCGGAGTATAACGTCTGTGTCGGGCGCTATGTTCGCCACCTGGAACACCGTGTCTATGATATCATAGACGAATTGTGGGGAGGCCGTACAGTTATGAAAGGCCTCAACTGCATTCAACAAGGCCAAGCTGTGCACTCTGCATGGTCAAGTTTCTCGCAACCAGTTGCAGTAATGCTGGATGCGGTGCGATTTGATCAGCATGTCAGCGTACCCATGCTGGCGTGGGAACACTCCATTTACTTGGCGTTTTACCCACCCCAATACCGTCCTGAACTTGAGTGGTTGCTATCCATGCAATTATTCAACAAAGGTAGTATTGTATGCCCCGACGGAAAGCTCACTTATTCTGTCAATGGGTGTCGAGCCAGTGGTGACATGAACACCGCTATGGGCAACGTCCTCATCATGTGTGCGGCAATTCATGCAATGATTTCCTCATTAGAGATCAAAGCACGGTTGCTAAACAATGGTGATGATTGCTGTCTAATTGTTGAAAGGCGCGATGTTGACCGTTTGCGCGATGCTATTCAACCGTGGTTTGATCGGTTGGGTTTCATCATTGATGTTGAGGGAACCACGGATACCATTGAGTCCATCAGCTTCTGCCAGACACATCCAGTGTTTGACGGCAGCTCGTGGGTCATGGTGCGTGATCCTCACGTCGCCATAAGCAAGGATGTAACCATACTCAAGCGTTGGTCGTCTCGGGAGTACTCAGTGTATCTCCACCAACTTGGTGTATGTGGTCGCGCCGCTTATGGTAATATGCCTGTATGGAGCTCGTTCTATCGTTGTCTCGAACGATCTTGTTCCGACAACATTAGTCCTGGTTTGCGAGCGCACGTAAGTGCGCCCATACTTGATAGTGGGTTGGGTAGGTTGAGTGCGGGTGCTTCTGTTGGTACTACTATCACAGAAGCATGTCGTGCAAGCTTCTGGCTCGCTTTCGGCATAAGTCCAGTTAGCCAACGCTATTTGGAAGCGCATTTCGATAAGATGTCGCCTGGATCTGGGGATCTGTACCCTGGATTCGCAGAATCATTACTGTTTTAACTATTGGGTCGCAACCTTACACACCAAAACGGTGGCCACGTTGGCCTTAATCAAACCGTACCAAGCGCCAGCGGATGGTCTAGAGACTGCACGGTGTGAGTGACTACGTTTCACTGGTTGTTGATGAACAGTCCCAGCCATATCCTGGTATCCAATACAGATATGAATAAGAGCAAGAAAACTAAATCCAAAAACAATCAATTTTCTACCACCAAAGCCCCAGCAGCTTTTGGTGTCAAGGTGAAGAGTAATGTTCCATCGGTCAACGGATCCGATGGTATTAGAATCAAACGCTGTGAATTTGTTGGTTCTTGTACCAACGGTGCTACCACTGGGTATGCATTGTGTGGTGCGAGTGCATCAATTCCAGGATATGATTTTAATCCATCATGTCCAGTTCTCTTCCCCTGGTTGAGTAGGATAGCACTGGCCTATGAGAGATTCAGGTTTGAGTCTCTCTCGTTCCGCTTCGTTCCTTCCCAAGCAACTTCCACACCAGGACGTTTCTATGCAGCCATTGATTATGATTATGATGATGCCGTGGCCACTTCGAAAGCGACATTGATGGGTAATCATAGCAGCATGGAATGCGCTGTGTGGCAGGAGTCTCGTCTCATAGCTGACCCTACGTGCCTGAATCGTGATCTGCCCTTCAGGTACGTGAGTTGCACAACTCGTGGGCTTGACGTGGAGCTACGTACAGCGTATTCTGGGTATTTAATGTTGGCCTTTGACACCACAAGTGCCAATTGTCTCATGGACATATGGGTTGAATATGACGTTCGTCTCGTTACTCCGGTGACGGACGAACTGATCATCCAAGATGTCACACCCACGGCGCTCAATCTCCATCCTTTGGGAGCTCTCACAACAGCGATCGGAACCGCTTTTGCAAATTCTCTTCAACCAGTCTACGCCGTCTCTAGTGGCCCGATACGTAACGTCTTACCTGGAACTGAGACCACCCCCCAGCTTTCTTGGGGAATTGGTGGTGCGGCACTCTTCGCATTGTATGCACTTGACATTGCAGCTGCGAAGGCCGCGGGTATACTTAACGTGATTGGGCGCTGGGTCGAAAATGGCGTGACACCTAGTGCAAATTTAGTGAATGGAAACATAATGGCACTTCCTGTGTATGACTCTACTGGGAACTATTTGACACGTGCGGACAATGCGTCTTTTGCCCACACTGTCCTTGGTCCGGTAGTTGGCACAGAATCTGCTACTGCGACTAAACCAGTAAATCAGCTCACTTCGTTGGATCTCCACGAGCTACTTGCTGGTTTCCCGAATGCACGTTATGTTGCTCCATTCTTGTATTCTGCAACTAATGTTGCCGGTGCTGGGAATTCTGGTTATGGATTCCATTGGTCGGCTTAAATTGAATGTTTATGGGTCCACAAAAACAATATAAAACTTCATTTGAGAAAACAAACATAAAAATTTGGAAAATGGAAAACCACCTGAGTGATGTACACGCGTCATTCTGGTATCTAGGCGAACGGGGAAAATCCGTGACACCGGTGGGGTGCCCGCTAGCTTTATCGTGGTGTTTTGGGAAAACC